GTAATGATGTCTGTACCAGCAGTTGCAGTTGGCGCAGAACCTCCGCTCCACATAATACCACCAGAGACAGCAGATCCGTTCACAGAACAAGCATCTCCGTAAGTGTATGATGCGTTACCTGCAAGAACAGCAGTTACAGTAGTAACTTTGCTATTGTCTGTAGGTACGTTTGTGAACGCCCAAGTTGTTACAGCAGCACTAAGAGCACCAAGTACAGCGTTTCCTAACGAGGTATCAACAGTCAATGTTCCAGTTGATGGAGCAAGTGATGTGTTGAACGCATTAGCAACAGTTTCGGTATATCGTTTAGCATGACAATTTCCTGCAACGTCAAGGTGTGCTGTAGGACTTGTTGTATTAACACCAAGATATCCACTTTCAGCAATTCTTACTCTCTCACCCCATGCTGTATTGTTGTATGTCCAGAATGTAATGGGTGTTCCAATGGTATTTGCAGCAGCTCCAATTATAGCAGCTCCATTTCCTGAGTTATCATACCCGCAGATGACGCCCGGTCTGTTGCCTGTTGATTTTTGAAACTGAGCAACTGCTTTAAAGTTTCCACCACCTACGGTGAACTCTCCAGCACTTTGAACATCAAGCATCATAATAGGAGTTGTTGCTACTCCAATTTTACCTGAAGAATCTATCGCAACAAGAGATGTGCCCGCACTGTTTTGTGCTTCAAACAAGTTTGCTGTTTGCGATGCAGCACCCTTAACAATCACACCTTTGCGAGCAGCGGCAGTAGAGTTTACTTGAAATTTGGCCGCAGGTGCTGCTGTTAAATCAATTCCAACTCCAGCGGAACCGTTGGCTGTAACAAAGTTGAAACCGTGTCCAGTTCCACCCACACTAAAAGCCCAGCAAGACTTTCCAGTATCTCTGTCTATTGCAAGCGTGTATTTACCAGCACCGTTGTCGAGAGATTCTGTAAAGAATAATCTTTCCTGGCTTGGCACAATACCAAAACATCGGTGAGTTTTGTTAAATCCAAATGTTGATGTAAAATATATTTGAGTGCCAATCGAGATCCAACCACCCGTAGAGTCGTTGGATACAGAGAAAATGGATTCATCCCACTGATTAGAAACGTTAATATATGTGCCGCTTGCACCAGTAGGTTGCAATATTCGCATTTTACCATCTTGGGCTATGCGCATTGTCTGAGTACCAGCACTGTTAAGAACTTCAAAGATTGGAGCACTTTGAGATGCAGCACCTTTAAGACTTAATGGTGTGGTTGCCGCAACATTGGCTTCTATAGTTCTTGTATTAACAAAGTTTGTACCGTTATGTGCAATGAAATGGCCCTTAGCAGCAGATGTAATAACAACGTCGCTAAGACCATCAAGATCTGATGCACCAGCAGCAGGTTTGTTAGTCAGATCATTATACGATCCACTTGTTGCTACAGTTGCAAGAGTTGGCGCTCCAGTCAAACTGGCATAAGCTCCATCAAACAGTGTTGGCTTGCTAGTAAGGTCTGCATACACTCCACTGAATGTACTATCAGCAGCATTTACCCAACCAAGACCATCATACTTGAGAACTTGTCCAGACGATGGTGTGGTAATAGCAACTTCACCCAAATCGGAAAGATTTGGTGCAGAAGCACTTTGTAATGTGCCGATATCGCCTTCTAGTGCTGTTACTCGCGTATCAAGACCTGATACATCAGATGCAACATCACCAATTTGTCCAGCAACAGTTGTAGCAAAATTTTCGTCATTGCCCAACGCAGCCGAAAGTTCATTGAGTGTATCTAATACAGCAGGCGCGCTATTAACAACACCAGCTACAGCAGTATCAACGTATGTCTCACTTGCAAGACCAACAACACTAGGTATGGTTGGCTTGTTTGCAAGATCGCCATAATCTCCACTAAAGAGTGAAGGTTTATTGGTAAGATCAGTATACGAACCACTTGTTGCTACTGATGCAAGAGATGCGCTATCAGCTTTACCAGCTACGGCAGTATCAACGTATGTCTCACTTGCAAGACCAACAACACTAGGTATTGATGGCTTATCTGATAGATCGTTATATGAACCACTTGTTGCTACTGATGCAAGATTTCCTGCGTCAGCTTTTGCAGCAACGTCTGTTTGAAGAGTTGCAACATCGCTCTGGAGAGTGTCGAGAACACCAGACACTTCTGGTGCTAAGTCTACAAGTTCAACCGAGCCGTCTTTTAATTGTTTTCCTGAAACTTCTGTCTTTGACATGATAGTTATCCTATTTACCTAAAATCTTAAACTATTTATTAAACGAAATAATATACAACAAGTTTCCAACCAGCATCAGGTGCGGTGTTGAATGTAATAGTACCACCCGAAATTGTGTAGTCGTCACCAGCACCAGAAAACTGTAACAATCCGTTCAAGAACACTTGCTCAGTACCAGCTACAGCAGGCGCATTTGATATTGTAAATGTTACGTTTGTGCCATTAACACTACCAGAAGGAACTTCTTTAACTGGTGTGTATATTGTTGGTTTGCCAGACAAGCTTGCGTACGCACCATCAAACAAAGATGGCTTGTTAGTAAGATCGTCATACGAACCACTGAATAGGATCGGCTTACCAGTCAAACTTGAGTATGGAATGTTTGGTATATCTCTTCCATCAATGTTGATTCGTTTACCAGCACCAAGATTAGTCCAGTACAATGTACTGGATGTTGGCATACTTTCATTTTCGTAATTTGCAACGTAAATGTTTCCGTTGTCGTATACGATGTCACCAATTAAATATCTTGTTCCATCAGCTATAGTGTGATTTGCAGACCATTGGTGAGCAGCTAATGCTATAGTTGGTTTGTTGCTAAGATCGTCATATGAGCCACTGAACAAACTGGGTTTGTCAGTGAGACTTGCATATACACCATCAAACAGAGTTGGCTTGCTGGTAAGGTCTGTATAAGAACCACTGAACAAGCTAGGCTTATCAGTAAGATTGTTATACGAAGTTACAGGAGCTGGAGCATTTTCAAGAGTAGTAACACGAGAACTAAGAGCACTATCAGCACTTGTTCTTGCAGATGTTTCAGACTGAAGTCCATCTTCAATAACACCAACACGAAGATCCATAGCAACATCAGCAGCTTCAAGAGCAGTGATGTCACCTTCAGTAGCAGTAACTCTATTTCCGATAGAAGTGATGCTAGTTTGAACGGATGTTACTGTGGTGCTAAGAGCACTATCGGCAGCAGCACGAGTCGATGACTCAGATGATAATCCAGATTGAAGTGTGCTAACACTTGCCTGAAGAGAAGACACACTTGCTTCAACAGCACCAACGTCACCTTCAAGAGCAGTGATGTCACCTTCGGCTGAAGTTAAACGTGCATTTACTCCAGATAAATCACTATCAAGAGAACTGACATCACCTTGTGCAGAAAACAACTCACTTTCAGCAGTTGTTAATCGAGAATTAAACTGATTAAGAGTGTTTGTTATGTCTAAGCTAACTACAACAGCATCAGTAACATAGTTTACAAGCACTACATCTCCACTTTGTGGAGCAAGAGTAAACGTAATGGTTGAACCATCAACAACGTAATCAGAGTTTGCTCCAGCATTAAGAAGCGAACCGTTTATGAACACTTGCTCAGTGCCAAGATTTGGTGCACCAGCGAGTGTAAAATTTGTGTTTGTTCCATTGATTGTGCCAGATGGAATTTCTCTAGTTATTGTAGTACCACTAGAAATAGCATCAAGATCAACTTTACGAACAGCGTCGTTGTCGTCTATAGGCGCACCAACATTTTTAATTTGATTGCTATTGAAGTCAAAGTCGCCAGTTGCAACTACCGAACCATCTCTTTTTAAGAGTTCTGATCCGTCTTTGAGTTTGTTGAGTTCGATTGATCCATCGGTGATTTGTGCATTCCCGATGGTAATGTTTTTGATTTGTTTATTACCACGAATCTGTGTTGACATGTTCGTTGTTCCGTTAAGTAAAGTTCGTTTCTAAAAATTTGTTTGGTAATATTATAGTTTTACACTGTAAGAAGTGTGAGGGTGGTGCCCCACTAGGTAGGGCACCACACTTTTTAGTATTTAACTACTAAGGTCAATTAAGCCTTCATGTAGCTAACACGAATACGATCTCCACTCACAGGAGCGACAGCAAATGTTACTGTTCCACCAGAGATAGAGTAGTCGTTTCCAATTCCAGGCTCTTGCAAGAGACCGTTCAGATACACATGCTCGCTGTTTAACACAGGAGTAAATGCAAGTGAGAAGTCAGCATTGCTGCCGTTGATTGAACCACTTGGAGACTCACGAGTGATAACATTTGCAACGTAGAGTACAGTTGACTCAAGCGCAGCAATATCAGACTCAGCAGTATCCATGCGTCCTTCAAGAGCAGACACATCAGAATCAAGTGCAGCCTCAGCAGCCATAGCTCTCGACTCTTCTGCATCGATATTACCTTGAAGGGTAACGTCAGCAGCAGAACGAGCAGATGCTTCAGCACTAACAGCAGCAGCACGAGCAACTTCTTCTGCATCAACTTCGGCTTGAAGAGCAGCCTCAGCAGCCATAGCTCTCGACTCTTCTGCATCGATATTACCTTGAAGGGTAACGTCAGCAGCAGAACGAGCAGATGCTTCAGCACTAACAGCAGCAGCACGAGCAGACTCTTCAGCATCAATTTCAGCTTGAAGAGCAGCTTCAGCAGCAAGAGCACGAGTCTCTTCTGCATCAACGTCAGCAGCACGATTGGTTACTTCTGATGCAAGGTCAGCAGCAACATCAGAAATGTCTGATGCAAGTCCAGCCTCAGCAGCCATAGCTCTTGTCTCTTCATCGGAGATATCCGACGCAAGTCCAGCTTCAGCAGCCATTGCACGAGTTTCTTCTGCATCGATATTACCTTGAAGGGTAACGTCAGCAGCAGCACGAGCAGACTCTTCAGCATCAATTTCAACTTGAAGAGCAGCTTCAGCACCCATTGCACGAGTCTCTTCTGCATCGATATTACCTTGAAGGGTAACGTCAGCAGCAGCTCTAGCAACTTCTTCTGCATCAACTTCAGCTTGAACAGCAGCTTCAGCAGCCATTGCACGAGTTTCCTCAGCAGCAAGGTCAGCAGCTACAGCACCAATTTGTCCAGCTATAGTAGCTGCAAAGTTCTCGTCACCACCAAGGGCATCGGAGAGTTCTTTGAGTGTGTCAAGTACAGCAGGAGCACTGTTCACAAGAGCAGCAATCTCTGTATCTGTGTAGCTATTAGCACTTGCAAGTACAACAACATCAGCAGCGATGTAGTCAGCTTCTACAGCATCGATGTTGCCTTGAAGAACAAGGTCAGCAGCGGCACGAGCAGCTTCTTCAGCATCGACTTCAGCTTGAACACCTGCTACAGCACTAATGCGAGCAGACTCTTCAGCAGCAATGTCAGAAGCCAAATCAGCTTCAGCAGCAAGAGCACGAGTCTCTTCGGCGTTTACATCTGCAACACGAGCTGTTACTTCTGATGCAAGATCAGCAGCAACGTCGGCAATATCAGATGCAAGTCCAGCCTCAGCAGCAAGAGCACGAGTCTCTTCGTCACCAATGTCTACACCAAGAGCAACCTCAGCAGCTTCAGCACGAGCTTGTTCAGCATTTACATCAGCAATACGAGCAGCAGTCTCAGCAGCAAGGTCAGCAGCAAGATCTGCGTCACCATCAGCACGAGCAACTTCTTCTGCATCAATCTCGGCTTGAAGAGCAGCTTCAGCAGCTTCAGCACGAGCTTGTTCAGCATTTACATCAGCAATACGAGCAGACTCTTCGTCAGCAATGTCCGATGCAAGTCCAGCTTCAGCAGCCATAGCGCGAGACTCTTCATCATCGATGTTACCCTGAAGAACAACTTCAGCAGCAGCAGCACGAACTTCTTCTGCGTCAATTTCAGCTTGAAGAGCACTGTCACCAGCAATACGAGCAGACTCTTCGTCAGCAATGTCTGATGCAAGTCCAGCCTCAGCAGCCATAGCGCGAGACTCTTCGTCAGCAAGATCAGATGCAAGTGCACTGTCAGCATTTTGACGAGCAGTTGTCTCAGCAGCAAGACCGTTCTCAAGATCAGTTACACGACCATCAAGAACAACATCAGCAGCTTCAAGAGCAGTGATGTCAGACTCAGCTTGATCCATGCGAGTGTCAAGAGCAGCCTCAGCAGCCATTGCACGAGTTTCCTCAGCAGCAAGGTCAGCTTGTGTGCCGTCTAATTCTGATTGAAGAGCAGAAACAGCAGCAACACGTGCAGACTCTTCGTCAGCAATGTCTGATGCAAGTCCAGCCTCAGCAGCGCCAGCGCGAGTAACTTCAGCAGCAAGTCCAGCTTCGAGAGAGCTAATGTCTCCTTCAGCAGTTGTCATGCGACCTTCGAGAGAGTCAATATCTCCCTCAGCAGTTGTCATGCGACCTTCGATAGCATCAAGTCTTGGATCGAGATCGTCCTGTACTTGAGCACGAAGAGTCTCTAAGCCGTCATCAACGTATTGTTTGTTAGCAGCATCGCCAGAAGCAGTTGGAGCCAATACGTTTACAACTTTGTGCGATCCAGCATCTACGGTACCTGTAAAAGCTACAGAACCGTCACGTTTAATGAGTTCTGCGCCTTCGGCGAGTTTTGAAAGTTCAATACCAGCATTAGAAGCAATTTCTACGTTGGTAATCGAACCAGTTTTAATTTGTGTATTACCACGAATTTTGGTTATAGCCATTTGATTTATTCCTATAAGAATAATGGTGTTTAATTGTTAAAATAGCGAATGTCAATTCAGTCAAGAGCATTACTAAGAAGATTCATGCTCGCAAGCTATAACATAGCTGCGAAATAACTTTGACAAATCAGTTTGAAAGGATGATGTATTGAATATCGAAGTGAATATACGATGTTATGATATTATTTATGCTCCGAAGAAGCACTTTTTCCAAAAATATCCAAAAATTTTGGATTTAGCTATCTTTTAGCGATATACTCGAAGGAAGCCTCAATTGTGACTACTCCCAGAGTGTAGTTTACCCCAAATTGGCGGTAAACATCGACAGCGTTAGCAGAACCCCAGCTCAGAATGCCACTTTCTATAGAATCATCAGTCTTAATAACGACAGAACCGCCTATAATTGTACTTTCTGTTGGTAAATTGCTAGGCAATGCAAAACGAACCTTGTTGTTAGCTGTTCCTGCAAGAGTTGTAGTGAACTTTACACGAACTTTAACTGGAGCACCGTTAGTTGAGTCTGGATTTCCTTGAACCATGTGTGTTGCTTCTATAATGTTGGTAGAAACAGCACTCATAGCACCACTTCCAGTCACTGCAACGTTACTATTATCAAATGTTGTAAATGACAAATCAAGTTTTGATGTTGCAACTGAGTTTTGTTTAAGTTTTTCAGTTGTAATCGTATCATCATCAATCGCAGTCAATGACAGTTTTTGAATTCCCGCAAATACATGAACATCAAATCGGTCTTCTACAACAGGAGCAATAGCTAATGCAATAGAAGCACCGTCGGTTGTAATGGTAAAGTCAGTTCCATGACTAAGTTGTGTGCCATTCTTTGATACAATAATACCATGTTCTGTCAAATGAACATCTGATGTAATAAAAATTGTTGTTTGTGTTGTGTTAGTAAATTGAACAAGAAGTGGCTTCTTTTCAAGAGGTACTGGAACAGAAAGTTGACGTCCCAAATATAACACATACAATCGTTCAGTATATGTTCCGTCATTATCAAATGTTTCAAACGTAAGCTGGATTGCAGTACCACCATCTACGAGACTGTAATCTACACCAGGCTCAAGTATTTTTGAACCACCAGCAATCTCGTACACAACAAGAATAGAAGTTTCGTACCCAACTTTGTAGTCGAGAGAAAATTTTGTTCTGCCAGCCACAAGTTCAAGAGATTGTTTCTCGTACAAGCCGTATGGTGAATTTGATCCAATATACTTGCCCATATTATACTACCTGTGTGTTAGCTACTTTGATGATGAAGTTTACTACAAGATGTGAAGGTGTTGCAGATCCTGTATTGCCAAGTTGTTCTGAAGTGGGAACCGGCACAGTTGCATCAGCCGTGGGCATTGCGTTTGTTGTAATATTTAAATTGCCGTCACTTCCGCCGGTAACTTTACCAATTGAACCAGAGAATGATGATGTTGTATGTGTGTGTTGACCAGATGATGTTGAGTTGCCTTTGTGCTCAGGTATGGATACAAAGTGGGAGTGACCACCAGTTACGGTCAAATATTGGGTTGAACCTGTGTAGTGTGTTGTTACACTTCTATCAATTTTTATTTCATGATAATGTAGTGTTGAATTTTCTCCAACAACGTCTGTATTAAATGCAGTACCAGTGAGTGGGCTGGTTGTTGACCCAGTTGATGCTGTAAAACCACCGGTACCTGACGCTTGAGCTGTTGTTGCGGCTCCAACAGAAGCAACTTGATTTAATGTGGAGTTTTCACTATCTGTAGTAGATTTTTTTCTAACAACACCATCCCTAAAACCAATATTGTGTGCATGATCAACTACAGAAACTCTATGTCCATGTGGAGTTGCCATGGATCCAGTATTCAATTTGTGAAGGTGCTCACCATCTTGCCACTGTGTGTATGCAGATCCTTGTGATGGAAAAAGAGATGCGTTTGTGTATAAGTTTCGAGATATGCCTGCACCACCTGCCGCATCAGTGCCGGTGTGTCCAGATGCGTATATGAGTGTGCTTGCGGAAACACCAGTTGTATCAGCAACAACTAAACCATTTGATTTGCTGTATGCAGTCAAGTGTGTGTGATTTAATGCTGTTACGTGGTCACCAGATAATGAGATTGCAATAGTTGATCCAACAGATGTATCAACAGAGTGATAGTGACCAGGCACACCGTGTGTGTGAGTGAATGTGTGGGTGTGCGCAGCTCCGACGTGTGTGTGTGAAATTGTTCTGCTACTCTGCGCAACGTTTTCATTTTGACCAATGTTTGATGTTGTGCTGTTTGCACCAACAGGAAAACGAGTTATAAGGTCTGGCAAATTAAATGTTGTAGTTGCACCAACAATATCAGTAACACCAGCTTGATATGCAGTTCCGCCATACGTGTTGCCTATCAATAAATGAAGCTCGCGGTGTGTGTATGTGTTTACAGAAGATCCGTCACAACGTAACCAATTTGATGGAACAGTTGTAGATGACCAAATCATTATCGAACCAACTGGTGATAACGATCCTGAATTTATCAAAGACTTCAGTGCAGTAACAGTATCATTAAGAGTTGTTATGTTGACACCGCCAATAGTGCTCGAAGCATCCACTGAGATGTTGCCAGACACAGACACATCACCAGAAAAATGACCATCTTTAAATTTCTTTACACTTGAGCCAAGAGAAACATCAGAAGTTTCAGGCACAATCGAAGATGACGAGATTGTTGCAGTCTTGGTGCCGGCAATACTAACGGATACTTCAGTAGCACCTGTAATGTTTGTTGAATTATCAGATGCAACTTTTAACAAGTCTTGTTCAGTGCCAGATGATGTTTTGCCCCTAATGCTGTCGTTGTTGTTGAGAAGAATTTTATTACCTGTAACGGCATTGTTGCGGATTTTTGTTGTTAATACTGCACCGTTGGCTATCTTAGAGTCAATTACACTGTCGGTCTTTAATTGATCTGTGTCAATAGTGTTGGGCAGTACCACCGACACTCCTTGTCCAGGAGAAAAAGCTGCCCTGCGTGATACTGTAGAAAACCCTAAGTGTAAGATGCGAATTGCTGTGCCATTATTTGGCACATCATGAAACGTTATAGTTTGAAGACCTTCGGTCGTTCTATCAATGTCAAGAATCCATGCACCAGCTACAGTGTCGCCATTGTCATCAAGATAATCCGAATCTAATATTTCCCCATCCACCGATACTAAGAGAGACTTTGCATCAATAACATCATATGATGGACTATCAGTTTGTGTTAGTATAAATGTGCTTGTAGAACCATTAGCTGTATATCGATCACATCTAAAATTTCTTAAATTGTCTTGAAGTTGATTTGGTCCAACAGACTTGTCAGATGGCGTCAAATTATATGTTGCTTCACCTCTGTGAAGGACATACGCTTTATCATCAACCGAAAGGCCTTGAGAAAGTGTGAGTGTGCGAACTGTGTCGCCCGTAGTGCCAAGATTATAATCTATCTCTGGCTCCAATATTGTCCAGTCATTGTATCTGCCAGTGGTTAATGACACTTCTGTGCCAGCAATAATACGTTGTGCAACGGATGTGGCAATATAAACGTGTGCTACATCACCAGTGTAAATAACATCAAGAACTTGAAATGTGTCATTGAGTGATGATGTGCTATCACTTACTGAAACTGTAAGCCTGTCGCCAGATTTAATTGCAGATATTGCAAGAGCCACGTTGACGTTTGTGGTTGTAATTTTTATTTCAGTACGAGCAATTAACTCATCATCAACTAATACAGTTCTATCAGTATCTTCAATAGAGATATCTGTATTGTTTGTTATGATGCTGTGTGTCTCATACTTTTGTTTGAGTATAGTAATGCTGTTCTCATCACCACCCGGAACTTCTTGAGACAACTGGAACGTTGTTTGACCATTAAACGTAGGAACAAGATCATCTCTTGTATTAGAGCCAATAATGAGTGGGCTTTTAGCATTTCCTATGTATGACATGATATATCAACTCCACTATTAGCTATTGACATCTTCCACTAATGATACGATCACATCTACTGTTGATCCTTCTGTTTCACACTTTACCAATAACGAGTCGCCAGATTCAAGAACAACTTTCTGACCATCAAGAACTTGAAGAGAAGATCCAGTAGGTACCGGAGCGTTTTTCACCAAACATGCTGTGTCACCAGTAGCATCAACAACTTCAACAGTGACTTGCACACCACTATCTTCAGTACAAGCAATGTCACACTGAATCAAATATGATGCCTTACCAGTTGGTGCTTGATATACAGCAACACCTGATCCATCTACATTCTTACCAACTTGTTTCTTAATTGCGTTTTTAAAAATAGCTGTCATAACATTAACTCATCGCAATAGCTCTAATTAATACCCGTCTTGTTTCGTTCACAGTCTCATTGATAGCAGCAACAACATTTAGTTCTTCTTGATTGTTTTGTGTTTGAGCCGCAGCTTCAAGCACACTCAAGAGAATTGGATTTAAATTATTCAAATCGCCAAGCTCAATAGTTGTGATGAGAGTTTTTTCCAACCACGACGCAAAAGAATCGCCCTGATAATCAGGCTTCTTTTCTGCTAATGTTTTGGGATTAAACTCGCTCATTTCCTCAGTAGCTCCAAAATCTGAGAGATGCCGTCTTTAAGTTCAGACACATCTTGCTCAAGTTTATTTAGTCTCGATTCTGCATTGTGTTTTTCTTCTTCCAAAAGTTGCACCTTACGCTTGCGCTTCAAATACTCATTGTATGCAACATCATTTGTGTTGATGATACCGTTCGATTGTGGATCTCTACACAAGAATGGATCATCTTTCACTTTCAATCTATTCATAACTATTCATCCAAAGCAATCAATCTGAAGTTCTTAATCTTTGGTGGTTTAGCTGGATTACCTCCACGCATAACAATCTTAGCTTGTACGCCACTAAACTCTTGTAGACCTTCTATCGTAGCTTCATATGCTCTATACAGCGCATCACTAGGCTCAGGCGTCTTTGGTGTAAGAACGCCATTCATGTCAATATTGTATGTAGCTTTTGTCCAGTTCTTGTCAAAAATACTAACATTGTCGTTTGGTTGCTCAATTCTATAGTACAAATCAATCTCAGAATACTGATCGCGTACTGCATCAAATGTAAGTTTCAATGCATTTGATGGTCTATCCAAGTTAAGTTTCTTACACACATACTTGCTTGCACACGAGCCGCCTTCATATGCAATCTCATCAACAAAACGATCAAGTTGTGTCATAGTAACTTTTGCTGCGTCTGTGCTTGTAGTTCCATCGTTCAAGTGTTGAACAATAATTTTACACTTAACAGTTTCACTTGGTGTGTAGAACACATTTAGAATCAACTTGTTTTGAAATTGGCGACTATCATCTGCAATTGCAATACTAGCATCATCATCGTCCGAGAATGCAAATGTTGCATACTTGCCCGAATCAAGTTGAGATAGCAATTGTGCTGTCTCTGTATCTTGTGTAGTAATCTCCATAAACTCTCCAACAAGAGCAAGTGAAGAAGATGCAAGTGGTGCGTTGAACGGCGCATTAAGAATCATCTTAGTGTTGTTTACCACTTTAACTACAGTTCTCTCTTCCGTTGGATTGCTCAAGTCTACAATCTTGTCACCAGGATTAACTTGACTCAAAAGTGTAGTGCCTGCTGTTGTGACAGTCTTACTATTTGTTTCTTGAGTAAATGATCCAGTCAACACAACAGTTGAGTTAGTAAACTCAAGAGCAGTAAATGCATCAGCATCATTATTGAATATGCTAAGTGTGTCAAAGTCTCCACTTGCGCTAGTCAGGTTGATGTTGTTGCCAAGAATGCCAGCAACACCTCTAGGATTGTCAAGTCTTGTCGAAAGTGTGGTTGCACTCAAACGAGTCTTATCAATTACAGGAGACAAGTTCTCGTTATCACTAATAAGAAGTGCTCTAACAACAGCAGACTTTCTATCTTGTAGTGCTTTGCGTTTTCCAGACCAGCCAGATGCATCCTCAACACTAAGCGACTGCTCATTTTCTGGCGACTGTAACTTCATAGGCACATAGAAGTCTACCGGAACATTAGATACAAGGTTTATTGGACTTGTCTTAACAAGATCACTGCGCTCAACTAACGATCCATTACTTTCAAACTCATTCACACCAACTGCTGGAGTTGTTTGAAGTACCCACTGAACAGAAGTTCCCGTTGGACAGAATGTGTTTGTGATGAGAGTTAAGTTGTCAAATCTCTTGTCTATGCGAACAAACGCCGTTGGCTTGCCATCACTCGATACAGGACACATCTTATACTGATCTTGTGTTAATGTGCTTCTAGCCTTGTATCCATCACCCGGACTTGATGCAATAGTTGTCTCTACAGTAAAGTAATCCGCTTCAGCATTTACTACTTTAAGTCCAGCTTGATCTTGAAGAACAGCTTTTGAGAAACCTCTCAAGTCTGTATCTGAAGATGAATCTGAATCAATGCTAAAACGAACTCTATCACCAATAGATGTGCCATGATTTGGACACAACACACGAATCAATTTTGAGTTTGGTCGAACTTCAAGTGCATTACTTGTCAGCTCAGTCCAAGCAACAGTTTCATTTACGTAAGTAATCTCACCGACGTTAGGTACAGTATCTGCACGAGTCTTAAACTTAGCTTTTGATAAATTAAACTTCATGCTAACTGTACTAGCAAGATCCCACTGCATGCCGTTCTTTGACTTAAAGAAACCACCATTGAAATATAGTTGTTTGTTAGTTACAACATCAGTTGTTCCAATCTTAACGTTTGTATCACCAACTTGACTGTAGTAGCCATACTCCAAGTTCATGTCGGCGGGCTCATATTGACCAGATTGTGCAACCCACACTTGATAATCGCTACTGTCAGAGAGAAGAACAAATGCATATGACTTGCCTTGCTCTAAGTAGATTGGTGAGTTGAATGTGAACCGTGTTGGCACCATGTCAGATGACATATCACTTGATGTTATCTCTGTGTTTGCAAAGACTTCTTGTGTGTTTGTGTTATCAAGTTTGATTGTATCAGACTTTACTGAAGTGCTTGTAGACCATTTGATTTTATTTGTTGTTGTGTCCAACACACCACCAACATCCTTAGCACTAACTCCGGCGTCAACTTGTACAATTAGCCTGTTATTTCGACTTGAACCAGTTGTCTGAATATCAACTTTGTTGACAACAACTTGATCAGCTGTCTTAATAACTGTACCAAGATTACCACCAATAATCTGTGCTTCTGGAATACCAGTGAGCGCAACAGTTCTTAACTCAAGTCGTACAGGCACAGCATTGTTAGCTGGCTTGTTTGCAAAGAACACATCAATATCTGTGATGTAGCATCCGCCGTTTTCGTCAACTCTGAATGTTTGTGCAATTGGGTCAATGACCTCAGGTGGCTCATAGTCATAGAATGATTCTGGCTTGGATGATACTGATTCAGGGTTCACTAAGTGTGATGTCACAACAAACTGTTGAGTTTGTGTAATTGTCATCTCTTGAGTGTTTAATACTCCACGAGCAACATAGTCTGTCTGAGCGCGAGTAATTCCAAGACCTCTTTGAGTATTCTTAGAAGAAGACGACAGAACAAACTTTGCTTCACCAGTTTTAAATCGAAGACCGTCGCGATTAGGAATCTTAAACACACCAGCAATAGATCCGTTGCTGTCTGCTTTTAGTTTATCACCGTATGCATACTTAGATATTTTAATTGTGATGTTGCCCGAAGCTCCAAGAGCTCCAGCCTGTGATGCCAGCAATCCTTCTTGAGTCTTCTCACGACAAATGATTACTTTATTATCACTAGAAATTCTTTCAATTTCAAACTTTCTGACAACACCAGATGTTGATAATACTTGAACTTCACATCCAACACGCACTTTTCCAATCTTCTCTTCAGCAGTTGATGATGCACTTGGCACATTAAATGTGCTATCAGTAGATGCCCCAACAATCTTGAAGTAGCGTACTGGCGAATCGATTGGGAGAATAGTAAATTGACCAGAGACGCCCGTATTTGTTGTATCTGTTGCAGTGTATGTAACCCAATTGTCGCTGTCTTTTACAGCAACGGGTCTACAATGCTCCGATACTGGAACATCATCAAAGTATGCATACAAGTTTGAACTAGGTCTAAATGCTTTTCCAGTGAACGTAATCTCACGAGATCTCATGAACTCGATCTGAGTGGTTTCATCTTTAGTGAGTGCTTTTGTAGTTTCTACAGAAGTCTTAACTAACTCACTTTGCATTCCAAGTCTAATTGAAGTTGTAGTTCTTGTGAAAGTCTCTTTAGTTTGTCGTTGAATTAAAGCACCACTACGAAGGTTGATATCAACAATTTCACCCTCATTAAGATATCCTTTAGGCACTTTAAATTTTTTAGTCTTTCGAGCAAGCTCTTTTTCTTTACCAGTCAATTTGTCAAAGTGAACGTGTCCACCCTCAAGCATCTTTAATCGACCAGTCTTTTTCTTGCCACTCTTAGGTCCATTGACAACTGATGTTATAGACCCACTATAATTAATATCTCCTGTAATGAGTTTTCGTGCAGCTTGATATGCCGAATCGTCATACACTAAAATCTCAGAGTATTTTGTTTCGCGCCACTCATCACTCCATGGGAACAAATCAATTTGACCAACATAGGTCAACACATCATATGGATTTACACTCACAACTTTTGTTGCTAATGGTTGAGATATGAACTCTGAACGAGTGTATGGTAATGTATATAACTCACCAGTCTTTTGATATCCATTGTTATCATCTTGTCCCAATCTGAGCGTGTCAATAGTGTCAGCAAAGATTGGATTTAACAAATCCTCTTCAAGTTTGAAGTTGTCTGATGTAACCAACGGTCTAGCAACATGCTCTTGTGTAATATCAATCGAGCATGAAAAATCTGGACTATTAGTATCAGCAGATTCAAATGAGTTAAAGCTATCTACCAAGAAGCCGTTCTTGAAACGAACATTGCCGTTTGCATCAGTGATGCTCATGCGCGATGTTTCTTGCTCAAGCAAACTGAGTGCCGTGTAGTATTCAAGATTCTCAATGCGTCTCTCAAGTTTTCCGATATCACGCATAGTGTATCGTCTGTTGTCTTTGACTTTGAGAATGCAAGAATTTTTATCAATGCCATATGGATCATTGCTCAATTCGACAAGAGTCATTGCTGTGTCAATATCATCAGCATCAACTGGCTCATCGTCAGCAACACCCATACTAAGGGTGAAGTTCTTTGTCTTGCTATCAAGAACAACTTTGTCTCTACGACCATTGTATGCAAAATAATCGATAGTTAAGAATCCTTTAGGAGCTCGACCAGATTTTGTTTCCGCAACACCTTCAACTGAAGCCTTTCGTCTAAAGTCTAAACAGTCTGACAACATGTACTGAATACCATCACTTGATGTGTGTGTTGGTATTTCATTGTAGTTGATACCAGACTCGTGTGTGTATGAATTTACAGTAAAGAAATCACCAGCATCTTCGCCATCTTGATGGTCAAAGTAGTCATACTCAACACGAACTTTACCAGTGAGCTTTTTGTAACTAGCTTGTAAGTAAACTGATCCAGTTCCATACTCGTATGGAGTTTGACCATTATCGAATCTGTATAGTGCAGTAACGTCAACATCACCATCGTTGAGTGTTGATGACATAGATGGTTCAGTATCATCATTTTTTGATGCAACAATACGAGTAATTCTGAATACATCACAATCATCTAAATGAATTTCAGAGTTGTTAGATGCAGCAACAACTTTTACACCCTTCCCTGGATTAGCTGTGGTAGGAGTGAATGAGTCTGGATTAGCTGCGTGTGTATAGTTGCCTGATGCATCAAACGAACCATAGCGAAGAACTTTCTTCTTCTCAATAACATTTGTTTTAACTACAGGCACAACAATATCATATCTAATACTAGATTGTGCATCATTATCTGTAAATGAAAATGTGAGCGTCTTATTTGTAAGATTAGATGATACATTGACTGTTCCATCTGTAGATGGAGCAGACGCACCAGATTCAACTTTCATGATAGTCTTAGTTGAGCCATTAGTGCGAATTACTTTGTATGTGTACTCGTTTGGCACAAACGTATGCTTAACAACATTAGCAACACTAATTTCAATCTTCTTAGTTGTTTGATCAACACTGCGATCAGTGAAGTATTCATCGATGGTGTACTGATTCTCAGAAGTTGTTGCTGGAATACCAGATACACCCTGTGTTCTTACACTCGACACATAGCTGTCTGCAAGTTTGTATATCAAACCTGTTTCATTTGTCGATGACTCAAGTTGTGTGTATGTAACAAAAATAGAACTTGCACTGATTGTTGGTGTGCCTTCGTCTTCTGTTTTTAATACAATTGCCGTATCGGATGTTGGTAACGAAACAACTCTATAGTATTCTTGTGTAGAATCTGCATAAACGTAATCGTTTACCCTGAGTAATTGGCTGGCATCATTTTTCCATTTTGTTCCTGTACCAGTTGTTGTGCCAGCTGCTGATGTGATTGTACCAATGAGGTCTTGAGTGACTAGCGATACGTGTGCAAAGATTCCTTCTGCACTTGAATGAATAGTCTTAACAGAAGCAATTGTGTTTGCTCCAATCAACTCAATGTCTGTAAGATATGCTCTGTAGTATCCTGCACCTTCTGTGGCATCTGGCTCAATAGCAACAAGCCTTGCTGTACCAATTTTAGTGCCAGCAGAATTAAGTGTGCTTGCATATGTGTATTGTTTTGGATTAGATGTGCCAACGGCGTGTGTTCCCACGCGACGAGCATCATACAAATCAACAGACACAAATTTAGGGAACGTGATATTACCGACAACATCATTTACCAGAATATAGCGACCAAGTTCTGTCTCAACAGTTTTCTGGTCGATAAAACGTGTCGTTCTTGATTTGGGAACATCAACACTAGATTTTGCAATCTTACGAATCTCATATCCCTTAACATAGGCTTTACCAGCATCAATCCTAAGAGTTAAGAAGCTATCACACAGTGCTTTAAATGATGTTGCATCACCACTGTCATCGTATGATGTTCCTGGATAGAAAATTTCAACACCATCTACTTCAACTGAACATGATGTGTTTACACCAAACTTTTTGAGTGCATACGCCGCAGCATCTTGCGATGTTGTAAATTGAAACTCAGTGATGTTATGTGCACCATTGTTTTGAGTCTGTTCATCTCTCAAGAACTCTTTAAGTTCAATGTTTAAACCTTCAACAACATAGTCGCCAGACTCATCATAAGTTCTACGAGCAAGTGTATCAACAATTGTGCCATAGTCTGGAGCGTCTACAATAAACGCAACTTGACCATTAAGAACTTCTACTAATGTGATGAAGTTATCTGGCTTACTCGCCGTCGCATTATAAGATATCTGAGTTAATTGTGCATCGATATGAAAACGATCTGCACCTGGAGCAGAATAGTTTGGAGAGCCAAGAGCATTGTCGAGAAGATTTGGATCATCTTGAAATGTTTTGATGCTCTCAGTCATCAACAAACCAACGCTTGCCGTTGGCACATCATTCCATAACTCTTGATTGATAGCATCATCAGATGTCTCATCAGCACCTGGCGCAATAAAGTGTGTTTGTGCATCAACGTAAACAAAATATCCGTTGTAGAAGTATACACCTTCTTGAATTTGTACGGATGCAACTGTGCCAACTTTCTTTCCAGATGTTGATGGAATTGTAGCTGAACGAGTATCATCACCAACAAGTTGAACTGTATCACCTTTAGCAAAAGTTGAGTGCTCACCATTTGATGATCCAGTAATTATGTTCAAGAAAAAACGAATTTCTCCGCCATTTTCTCCAATACTATCTGGACCTCTGTAGTCAATGATTGATGCTGTAAGTCCTTCCCTATCGCCAATATTTACGCGAATTGTTTTGCCAACCCAAGTTGCTCTAATAGCTTTGTGGATATCCTCTGATACACTATACTCAGGCAATACATCCTTTAACGACAATTTAATGAAATGTACGTTGCGAGTGTATCGAACTGCGTTGCTTGTGCCGGGAATTACATTTGAACCTTGCTTGAAGATGTGTGTACCAAAACGCTCAACCTGAGATTGTAACAAAGTCTGAAGTTGTGTCAACTCTCTAGCTTGTACAGCACGACCTGGACGAAACAAAATTTGATAATACTTATCAGAATTTTTATGGTCGTCAAAATATGGTGATTGATTTAAGTTCAGCTTTTTTGCCATAGTATTGTTCAACTAAAAAGTATGTAACTATTTATGACTAAAATTCAATGATGGCTTTAATGTCCTCTGTCTGTTCAGGGGATCTCAAAACTGCCCTGCGGTTTTCTAAGTACAAGATCTCTCCCTCAAATTTCTTGATCTCAGGTGAAACAACAGCACGAATTTTACATGTGGTCTGGCTGTGATTTACCGAACTCAAAACAGTTGATAAATCGCTTGTGCTTGGCACAAACTCGACAAAACCAGTCTCAGGTGTTTGTATGTATCCAATGGTGTATACTCCAGAGCCATTATCAATCAATTCAATAAGTCTTGCTCGCGCTGTCTTTTCTACACCATCAATGGTGTATGTTTGTGTAATAAGTTCATCAACCTCAAACGCAGGCGATATGTCTGACTCTAATGTATCCACGTCAAGTGTTTTGCAAGCATTGAGTGTGTCGTCTGTTGCAAGAGAACCATCAGTATTGCGAACATCACGAACAATACCAAGTTGTCTATAGTCGTTTGATAATGGAAAATCACCAGACTCATCATTGTGTCCCAAACGTGCATTTAACATAACATAGAATGCACCAAGGTCTTTTTCAATATCTGCGCCAAGACCTTTTGTTGGGCTTAATACAGCACGAACTTTTGCAATTTGAGTTCCAGCATTTTGACCAGAGTTTTCGCCAACAGTCACTTTAACAAAACTTGCGTTTTGTCCACCATCAATAACTTTCACGCGAGAAATTCTACCATTCTCAACCACTGGCTTAAGTTTTACTGGAGAGGTGCCATTAGACTCTACAGTAACAATTGGTAAAATATCATATGACACAGGTTGCACGGCAAGCTCCGCGGATGGATTTGCAAGAGCATCACTCCATCTTTCTCCAGATGCAAGAGTTATGGTCTTACTTACCGCATCATACGTTGCAATAGTATAAATTTCTCCAAGACCTCTAGTTGATGTTACATACAGATGCATGTTTGCATATGCATTTGTACTTTCACTTGGCTGACCATTAGAGCCATCAGATGATAATATTGCTGTGCATGGGTCACTAGCATTAGTTCCGTTGAGTGGCACACTATCAAATATGCCTGTGTGGGTTGTTGTGTATGAGCCAATTTGAGAACGTGCATTATCTACAATAAAACTAACAACAGATCCGGGTGATACACTAGCTTGAACAAGTGCCTGAGGGTTTGGAAGACCACCCGCCGCTTCTTCATTTTCAGACTCTTTTAATTCTTGAGCATTCAGTGTTTTTACTGGTACCCAACTATCCGTAGTAAACCGTGTGATATCGGCTGGCCTGATTGTTGTAACGTATTTCCATACATACCCATCGATTGCTGAGTAGTCAATAAGTTCCGTTGGCGATTGTGTGCGCCTTGGCTCTTCTGTGCTTGGTGTTGGATCACCATCTGCATTTCTGCCAGTTTCAATACACACAAACAAGTCATATTCGCTGTTAAGTGTATAAAAACTACCCAAACTAAGTCCTTGAATTCCACGCGGCACGTTTGCTTGTGTACGTTCGTCATTGCTTGGTGTGTTATGTAAATTTGGGTTCTTATCGTCATATACACGATAGACTGTTTTTCCTGTTCCGTCCCAGTCATGACGTGGAATAACAAGAGATGCTAAGAGTTCGTTAATCTTTTTAAGACCAAGCATTTCGTCCCACACTCTGCGCTCTTCTTCAATTGTGTCTAATGCTGGTGCCGGGGCAAGCTCTGATACGGGAGCTAGAATAGTATTACCAGTTGTATCAGTCCATGGGGTGCTTTTGCCAATAAACAAGTAATGGTTTCTATCAACAATGTGTGCTCCAATCTGATCGCGCAACCCTTTAATTGCATCTGCCCGAAGTTCCGTAGTTGAACTTTCAGTTGTTGATACTGTGTTCGATACAGTCCATTCCCACGTTAATGACGCTTGAGCTAATGTTGCATCACTTTCGTCTGCCGCAACAGTTAAGTTGTCGTTATCTTCCAGTGGGCTTGCCGCACCGTCAGTCACTCTCGGATGAGCTTTTAGGTTCTCTAAAAAGTCACGAGCATTTTGAAGTCGAAAATTCTTTTTTATGATAGCTGCCATAGTAATATTCCTATGAAGTTATTTATCACCATTTTTTAAGGACTTTTTGGTGTTCTATTCCACAATCTTGATGCCTACATTATCTGATTTATATTGCCTACCAAGATCATCAATCACAAACAATGCAAGGCGACATGCGATTGCATTCACATCAACAGACACATCACCAGTTGCTTGCTCACCGCGAGCAACCTCTATACCATCTTTCTTTAATATCCATGTATAATTTGCTTCAGAGTCATTTGTTACACTAAATGTTACAGTAACCGCGTCACCCTCTGTAGCTTGGATGACGTTGCGCTCATGTTGCGCAACAATCTCAATTCTATCAGGACTTTGGATAATTACAGCATCGGATTGCAATCTGATTGATTTAGTTCTATGTGTCTCCAACTCACGTGGACTGTTTACCCCAATCTTTGATATCTCAAATGTGGAAACTGGTGTTGCTGCAAGTCTATTATCAAGACCTGTTCCAAAATGATGTGAATTTAACCCATCAAATTCTGCATTCGCATCATACTTCATGAATGGTTTATAACTGAACTTGTCACGCAACACAGATTCGTATGTGGCACCAAGCACATTTGAGCTGGTGATTTCGTTTGGATGTATAATCTCTGTTCTGACACTCTGAAGTGTGGATGATGTTGGTGTTGTGGTTGCAATGATGTGAATGTGTGTGGCATCTTCAGGCAATTTAACACCAACATTCAAAAAAGTTTCAATTGCAACTGAACCAAAGTGTTTGAATCCAAGAGGGTGAACAGCCTTGTTCATCACATCTTTGTACTTGTCAAACGATTCGCTTGTGTTTGTCACATAAGAAAACTGTTGGTAGTAATAACCATCGTGAATATATTTTGTTGTGCTGAGTTGTCCGTCTTCGTTTCTAAAGTACCCTGGATAATTTGTTGTCGATCCTAAGTTGAGTGTAACTATGGCAATATCTGTATTTTCAACAGCAATACTAACATCAGAGCTGTGTGCAAGATGAGTTTCATTAATACACTTAATGTTTTTGGGCGGTCGTTGTGTGTCGTAGCCAACACCATACTCTTGAATGTAGAATCGAGTGATGCGACCATTGTCATCAACTTCTGCAACACGAATGATTGCACCTTTGCCGATGTAGTCTACTTTGAATTTGTCACCCACTTTGTAGTTTGCGCCAGGGTGAACAATACGAACAGTCTCAGGTATTGGACTGATGGTTGCCCGTACTGTACCATCTTCCGATACGACTGTTTCCCCTGGCAAAAATTTTCCAGTAATGCTTGCTCTGTTTAATACAAGCTCGTGTGCTGAGTAGTTGCCAAAGTTGATGCCGTATAAACGTTCAACAAATGCGCTAGAATTGTTTGTTGTGCCACGAATTTTTTGCGCACGAAATTTCTTTACATCACCAACAACGTTTGTTAAACGTAAAGTTTTGTTTTGAATCCATTTACCATCGGATGTGCGAAGAATATCATTTTTGGGATAATACAAATATGAATCTGCATTGAAAAGAATTCTGAACAAAAATTTAAATGACTTCTCAGTACCTTTTGCTCCGTAGAACTGCTTAATATTTTTTAATACAGTAGCTTTGTCTGCAACAATGTTGCGGGGAATGATAGACAAAAATTCATTAAAAAAGTGCTCTACATACTCATCTGATACTGTGTCAATGTCTTGATTCTGAGGCAATCTTCGTGCTTCGTGCAAAGTCTGTCCGTTAGATTCCATCCAACGATAGTATGCTTCCATAAACTCAACAAAACGAGGATGTTCTTCAGAAACAAACGCGGGAAATTGAGATGATATGTGTGATGAAACACCAGGCAAAGGATCCGTATTAGATATAGAGCCACCCAAACCAACTGGTGAATTCAATGGCGTGACTTGTAGCTGTGGTTCGGATATCGATGCCGGTGATATAAACGTCATGACAACTTAATCTTATTTAAGTTTACTGTTGATACGCTAATGTCTTCTTCTTCTAATCTGAGAATCTGATTACGAAGTGAAATCACATCATCATTCTTTGGCTTAATGAAGATATCAATATATATCTGATCGCGTGGAATTCTGTCCACATAGATGTTTTCAATGTGTATCTTACCGTTCGCGTAGTCCATTGTGCCTACGTTATTGTTTACAACTACACGAACGCTGTTGAGTGTGTAGTATAGATACAGTTTGCCAAGTCCATCATCAGCAAGTTTTACTGAAGTGCCTTTGTAAATAAATTCTGTGCTGTTAATTGCAGAGTTGTTGTTCTTAGCATCACCGGTGTCAATTGCGTTATTGAGTGTAATGTCTTTATTAAAGTATGTGTAAAACGGTGGCACAAGTCTATACTTGATCTTTACGTCTGTTGTGCTACTTTCAATTGCACTATCGAGTGAGTCAATTGTGCGAACTAATTTTGAGTGTCTAAAGTCCGCATCAAAACCAGACAAGTTCGTGGTTTTAAAGTTCTTAATACCATCAACAACAATCTTCTTGAGATCGCCATCTTGTTTGTTGGTCTTATCAGCAAAGTAGTTTACTGTTGTGTTTGTTGTGATATAGATGTACTCAGGCTCAACAAGCTCAACATCAAGAGACAAAATGCTCCGAGGTTTAATGTAGTTGTCAATCAAACGTTTCTTATCATCTGTGTTCAATTCAAAACCAGAGATTGGCTTAATTGAACAAAACACTTTACCATAGATAGGTGGATCATTCTCTTCACCACCCCACACACGAAGATGTTCAATAATTGAAATATCTTTCTTTAAGATTGTTTCATAGTCTAGTTTTGTTACTGCTCTGTTTTGTGCTGCAAATGCGCGAGGCGCAACAAGTTTGATTGAATCGTTTGATTCTGGACCAACATAGCTTGTTGCTGCTTGTGTGCACGTGATTGTTGTGCGACCAGAAGCATCTGGGGAAAGAAGTTTTGCCGGTGCAAATGTTTTGGCATTTTTGGCACCATCACCAGATGATGCAATGTAGTCAAGTGTTACTATATTGCCGGTCTCAAGTCCTTTACCAAGAATGCCATCGCCAAACACAACTTCATATAAACCATCACCATATGGTTGTATAAAATACACCGGCATCTTTGGCGACAATAAGTTAATGTCTTTAGCTTGTGTAAACACTTCTTCAGCTGTGTTTGTTGCAGATTGTTTTATGGTAACAACAAGAGTTGAAAGGTCAACAAGAGCGTTTGGTATCACATAGTGTTGTTTCAACGGAGCATTCAAGTCAACAACATACTGATGCTTTAGTCGCGTACCTTGTATGAGTGTAAGACCAGTTGTTGCATATTTCTTTGCAGAGTTTAATTCTAAGTATAGCGAACGCTCTGGAATAAATGTGTGCTTTTTATTATCAACAGCTGTAGTAAACTCTGTGTCTCTGTTGATGTAAATACGAGATTGAGGATTAGCAACACTTGACACATCAATTGAGATGTCAACCACAGCCCGTAATGAATTTACACTGCGTGGAACGTAGCCCAAATGTTTTGCTCTTGATATGATACTTTCACGCATCGAGGCTGAATCTAAGAACATTTCACTGGAAAGCATATTCAAGTAAAAGCCGTTGTATGCTGTGTTGTATGCAAGAACGTCTAGTAGGATTGATAATGACGAGCCGTCAAAGTTGTAGTCTTTGAACTGTTCTTGACTTTTGAGAAATTGTTTTAAGTTTGACTTGATGGTATCAAAATCTAACTTGTCATACTTTACATGTGTCATACTATCTTAGCCTTTCTAAGAAGAAGTCTACTGTTACAACTTCTGAAATTTGATCTATAGCAAATATCAAATACACGTTATATCCATTCTCATCTGGCGATACTCTTACATCAAGTTTGATAATCTTCGCCCGTGGCTCAAACGCGTGAATAACATCTGAGATCAGGATGCGAATACTCATTTCAGTCATTGGCGTTATTGGCTCAAACAATAACTGTTTCAAGTTGGCGCCAAGACTTGGCTGAAACATGCGCTCATAGTATCCAGTAAACATGAGGTTTTTGATCGCCCTCTTGACAGCATCACCATCTTTCAATGGAACAATGTCCCCTGAAACAGGATGTGCTACAAAGTCGAAATCCAAATCTGAAATTTTCTTAGTTGTCTGATCCATGAGGTTGCAACAAAACAATACGTTTTATTTATTGCACTATTTTGAAGTGCTTTGAGCAATCTTGGCTTATTGTTGGATACCTCTATGCCTTTCTCGAAGTGCCCGGTAGCGGCGCAGGAGAGTCGCTAGGACGAACGCTATTGCGTTTATTATTCTTAGATGTTCTCTCGTTTGCTCTGTCGTCTTCTGTTATTGTAGACGCCGTAATGCTACCAGTTGCTGTTCCAAAATTGGCTGTTGCTGCGTCATTCTTAATAACTTTCTCATTGAATCCATTTGGAAACGGAGGTGAACATTGGTGTCTGGATGCTGGATCTGCAATAAAACTTACAATCTTGGTTGCGCCAGATCCATCTTTGACAACCCAAAACATGTTTTTTGGATATGCTGCTCCAGGCTTGTTCCACCTACAGAGATGCCTAGCACCATCGAGAAACATGGTGTTCATTCGAGGTCTGTCAATAACAGCACCCATCTTGAAAACAGGTCGAGTAATCGTCCACTGAGTTACTGTGCCACTAATGTTGAGGTACTTCATCTGAACAACTTCTTTTTCGCCAGTGTCGAGTGCTTCGTATAGTTCATGATTGCCACCTAAAGCACTGAGTGTGACTAAGTTCCCGTCACTCTCTGAGAGTGGTTTCCATACGTCGCCGTTTTTACCATTTGGTAATAAGTAACCAAACTTAGGCGATGCTGTGCCATCTTCTTCACTACCAACTTCAGGTCCAGCTGTCATTACGTCAAAATCTAACTGCGCATCATCTTCGTTAAACAATCCGTCAAGGTTTTGGTGTCTGATTGCGCTGTCAAGAATCAAGTTCTCAATACCGCCAATCTCCCAGATGAGTTGTTTTGGATATGCCTTACCAGGCTTAGGCCACCTATACATCGTTCTACCATCTAAGAACGTGTCTCTGCGAGGCGTGCCAAACATGTCTGTGATGTCTTTGCCCTTTTCATGAATAGGTCTAACTGTGTCCCAGAATGTTTGGTTACCATCTTCGTGTTGATATGCAATGCGCACTGCTTCAAGCTCACCTGTAGGAATAGCTTCATAGAACTTATGTTCAGCTGCATTACCATGTGGCGCAAGTGTTACAAGTTTCTTATCACTGTCTGATATTGGCTTCCATACAGCACCAGGTCCAGAGTTAGGAAGCAAGAACCCAAACTTCTTTGACGCATCTTCTGGTGACTCTTTATACCAGCTATCATCACCAGCTTTGTTTTCTTCAATGCCTCGCGGCGTAGCAATAGGTGGCAAGAACAATAATGGATCTACTGGCTCTACTACAGCTGCGACCATTGCGGTGTGTGCCATCAAGAAAATTGATTTGATATCAACAGACACCATGTTGACTGATGTGAGACCACCACCATGACCTTGCATAGTAGTAATTGGCGCAGAGAGTTTTATGTGTTGCTTTGATTTAAGTTCAATTGTTGCATCTGAGTCGATGACAATTTTCTTCTTTGCTTTAATGTGAAGTTCACCATTCTTAACACAAAAGAATGAATCACCTAATACGTGCTTCCATGTGTCTTCATCAATGATTGTATATGTGCCACCTTTAACTCGTGTGTTACCATCACCATCTACTACAGTGTTAAGGTCTTCACCAACTTGAGTGTTGAGTGTAGAGCCCGCATTTAATGTAATTGATTGATCTGCTTTTAGTCTAAGTGCTTCAGTTGCATGAAAGTTCATGCTGCCACCTGCGGCACTATAAAAGTCTTTGATTACAAAGTTGTAATCATTCTTTTTGACTTTTGTGACCTGTGTACCATCTGGATGAATTTCTCTAAATGTGCCAGAGCGATGATACCAATGAAGTCGTTCTGCGCCAGGCGTATCGTCTATCTCAACAACATGGCCAGCTTCACTCTCGTATACGTGATTAAATGGATACTTAGCATCATATGGTGTTTCAGGCTCATCAAATGGTTGTGGCGCAACTGTAGCTTGTAGACCAACGCCACCATCTTCAAATCCTGCTGTTGTGCCTGTTGCAAGTTGACCTTTCTTTAAGCCAACAATAGTTTGATCAATCTTCTCATTACGGGCGAGCCTGCTTGTAGTTGGCTCCATAAGCCTGTCTTGCAGAGGGTATGGAGACTGTGTTGGTGGCGTCAACTCTTCAGGAGTAATTTTTACATTGCCAGCTGCATCAAGAAACTTAGATATAACGTTTGCTGCGACGCCTAGTAGTTGTGCTGCTCCACCAAAAACAGATTGACCAAAAATGTTTGTTGCTGCTTTGATAATGAGCGACGAATCGTTTGCATCGTATGATCCGTCTTTATTAAGATCAAACTTATAGTTTGCAGGATCGTAAAACTTGATCAACTCACCAAACGCAACATTGCTACCAGGCAACTTGTCTGGATTAAAAAAACGTCCACTAGGTGTGTCTTCTGTTTTTTCTGCGTTACTGCCTTCTGTTTTCTCGTCAAGCTCTGCCGTGTTCAGATCAGGTGGACGCGGACAACTATCAGGTGTAACTTGTTCAGGTGGAGTTGGATCACCGAAGCCAAGCTCAGGTGTGGCAGGCTTTTCATCGATGCCTGGTATTGACCCAACGACGATTGGTCGCTGTGCTTCAGAACCATCCATGAAAAAGCCCCATACCCAATCTCCTTCTTTGAGACCAACGGGGTTGCGACCAGTATCAAATGGAACACTTGGCATCGCCCACGGCAATTCTTCTGTGGGTATTTGTTGTCTATCTTCTGAGTGACACCCAAAGATGCGCACACGAACGCGACCAAGCATGATAGGATCTTTTCGATCTTCTACCACACCTTTCCACCAAATGAAGCCGTCTTTTCCTAAAAATGTTGAGTCCATATAATCTGCAAATCACATCTCTTGTGTATTTATAGCAGATCCTATGGTAGCTCTGAAAGATCATCCACATTCAAATCTTCTTTTCGTGTGTGCTCATCACATGCTGTGTACAACCAAGCCTGTCCTCTAAGTTTGCCTGGCTTGCCACATTGTTCGCAAGTGCAGGCAGATTTCTTTTCTGCGTCGGCAATACACAGCTCAATTAGTTCATCATGATACGACACATAAAATCGCAACGTACCATATTTTTCTTTTACTTGTAATGCCACAATATCTTTGGCAAGATCCTTATGAAGGATGTTTAGACGACTTTGTATCTTTTGACACAACTCTACAAGCAAATCTGCCCAGCCGTCGCCACATTCAAAATAAAAATTTAACTCCCCATTAACCGTTTCAAATAGAGACGGGCATGCATCAATAATGTGCTTTGTGTTCTGCTCATTCATATATTAGATACAATCTTGATATCCAAGTTTATCTGCAACTTTCATTTCTTGAGAGTCAATGTGTACAAACATTTTTTGATAAAAGTCTCGAATTGCTTTTGCTTTCTTAGCCATTTCAAGAAGTCGTATTTCTTTCTTGTTGCGAAACGCACGAACGATATCATCCTCATCAACTGTTAACCCCAACTTTGAGTAAACAAAGTCAAGTGCTTTTGCATCGCCCATCTGCATCATTTTGTGGAGACCTGTAGAATCTGGAAATAAATTCTTTGCTTCTTTTACTAATGCACTCGTGTACTTTATCATAATATATTTCTCCAATTAAATTAAGAATCGAACCAACAAACCAATCGAGTTTCCGTATCTGCATTTTCACTGACACGCTCAAGCGACATCATTGTGCCGACTGCTGCATAGAGTACGCTGTTTTCATAATCTGGAAACGAATACTTCATCAACTCGCGCGCGCCAGTGCTTTTGATAAAATTGAGCATGTCAATTTTCTTTTGTTTTGATATGTTTGCCCAAAATTCAACGGTCTCTAACAAATACATCTTGCGAATTATCAGAAGTTCATCCAGTGTAAGCCAAGTTGGTGTGTGAAAATTAGGATTCGTGATTCTCAGTTTTGAATCATCAACGTATATTGAATATGCTTCTGACACATACTCTTTAGCAAGTGATTCACGAATTGAGTTTGTAGGGGCACGTGGCGCTTCATCAGATATAACATTTAAATAGTATGCATCTGTAACTTCGTACGACAAGGTTGGCGTAGTAGGAATACCTTTAGGTTTTATGATTGGTGGAACACTGTGACGAACTCCTGCCATGAGACCGAAAAGAATGTAGTCTCTGCCAAAAGATAGCTCACCAGAAAAACAACGAACAAAACAATTGCTGGTAGTCTTATGCTCAGTCTTAGAGAAAAATTCAATATGCGCATGAATGTCACAACCCATGCTTTAATAATATCAAATCCTAAACTCAAAGTCAATACGGATCGCGGAGATTTTGTTTCTTTTTTCAGAATCCATTTTTT